ATTCCTCTTTTTATTGCCATTATAAAATTGCTTACAGCATGACCTTTACACAGGTGCATAACTGTTAAATTTCTTTTCAGGCAGTAGCAGGCGGACCGCGGGGCGACTTTGAGGAATGGCTAGAGGAACGGCGCGTCTATCACCGGAAGGACTTCAAGATCGTCAAGATCAAGGACGACCTCATGTCGGCTACGCGCATCGGGCTGATGCAGTTGAGGTTTGCGAAGGCCATCAGTCTCGGGCCTGGCTCGAACCGCTCGATCGCCGGCGAGCAAGAGCTGGCGAAGAACGTGGATTTTGATTTGTTCTAAGTGCGTTGAGGCCCAAAGCCTTCGCACACAGTCTGCGCTCCATATTTCACGGAGCGCATCATGGCCCTTCCCTCTCCGATGGATATTGGCTTGGCGCCTGCGGCCGGGGTTCTCGGCATGGGCGACATGGTGAGCCGGCAGACACAGCAGGAAACCGAAGAAGAAAAGCGCCGCAAGCGCTTAGGTATCAGCGGGTCGCAAAACTCGCCCCTCATGCAGTCTGTTGCCGGCGTGTTCGGCGGAGCTGGCCGTGCATATTGAACCGCTCGACGCCAAGCGCCACGCGCAAGACCTGCGCAATACGTGGCAGGCGCAAGTGCTGTTTGCCACGGACAAAACAATTCTCGGCATGGTCGTGCAGTCGGTGCTCGCGCATCATTTCGACGATGCGCTGCCGACACTGTTTCGATTGTTCTGGCCGGAATGGACAAGCATCAGCGCGCCGTTTCTCTGCTCTGCGGCGAAGATCGCGAAGAATGGCGTCATCGTCGCGGACGCCGTCATGGCAAACGGCACGATCGTCAAGGATTTCGGCCTGTTTCAGAACGAGACGGGCCTGCGCGACACGTTTCGCTATCTCTCCGACCGGCTCAAGCTGAGTGATGACGACCGCCGCGAACTGTTCTGGTGCGTGCAGAAATGGGTTGTCGCCGACCGCCGGCTGGACCCGGCGATGGATGCGCGGGACCCTGACGCGAAGCGGCTGAAGGCAATCTGATGGTCGATCAGACCTCACCCGCCGTTGTGGACAATGCGGGCTACCGCATGATGTCGCAAGCCGAGCAACGGATGGTTGCCGACATTCTGCAGGAATTTTCGCAATACACGACATGGCGGAACGTCTTTGCGGGGCAGTGGGAGGAGGCCGCACTCCTGGTGTGGCCCGAGCACAGAAACACTTTCTTCTACGGGACACATAACTGGCCCGGACAGAAGAAGGCGGATCAGCAGATCGACTCGACCGGGATGCTGGCGCTCGATCGCTTCTCGGCGATCTGCGACTCCTTGCTGACGCCGGCAAACTCCCCATGGCACGGGCTCGAGGCGAATAACGACTACGTGATGAAGGACCGCGCGACGCGGCTGTGGTTCACCGATGTAACGCGCCTTCTGTTCAAGCATCGGCGCAATCCGATCGCGAATTTTCGCGGGCAGAACTCGGCGAACTGGCGGAGCCTCGGTGCCTTCGGAAATGCGACGATGTACATCGATGCGTTCGACGGCCGCAGTTACCACGGCGTCAAAGGCGTCCGGTATCGCGCTGTCCCGCTCGGCGAGACGTTCTTCGGCGAAAATCATCAGGGCGCCGTCGATCGCGTCATCCGCTGGTTCAGGCTCACAGCGTATCAGGCGGTTCAAAAGTGGGGGATCGAGCGGCTGCCGCCGAACCTGATCGCCCCGCTGCAGCAGAACAGCCAGTGGCGTTACAACTTCCTTCACTGTGTGAAGCCGCGCGACGACTACGACCCTCGAGCGTTTGACGCGAGAGGGTTACCGTTCGGCTCCTACTATGTCTCGATCGAGGGGCAATGCCTGATGGCGCCGGCCGGGGGGTATCGGACATTCCCCTACGCCGTGTCGCGCTACGTCCAAGCCCCGAACGAGGTCTATGGAAGGGGCCCGACGCAAATGGTGCTGCCGTCCCTGAAGACGCTCAATGCTCAGAAACGAACGTTCTTGAAGCAGGGGCATCGCGGCGCGGACCCGGTGCTGCTCGTCGCGGATGACGGGATCGTCGGGATGGATATGCGGCCTGGCGCGATCAACAAGGGCGGCGTGACCCAAGATGGGCGACCGTTGGTCCATATCCTCCCGAGCGGGAACATTCAGATCAGCGAGAAGATGATGGGGGAGGAACGTGGCCTGATCGAGGACATGTTTCTGACCTCGCTGTTCAAGGTGCTCACGGAGCACCCGAACATGACGGCGACCCAAGTGATCGAATTGGTGAACGAGAAGGGCATTCTCGTCGCGCCGACGCTCGGCCGTCAAGAGACCGAATATCTGGGTCCGCTGATTGATCGCGAGCTCGACGTGCTCAACTATCTTGGCCTCCTGCCGCCGATGCCGCCACGGCTGCGCGAGGCTGGCGGCGAGTACGAGGTCGTCTACACGTCGCCGCTGGCACTGTCGCAGCGCGCGCAAGGCGCCGGCGGTTTCATGCGTGCGGTCGAGACGGCGAAAGAGGTCGTCAACATGACCGGCGATCCGAGCTATCTCGATTGGGCGAACTTCGACGTTGCGATGCCGGAAATCGCGCGGATGCAGGCGTCGCCCGAGCATTGGATCAGGGAAGACAGCGACATCGAGCGGATCAGGAAACAGCGCGCGCAGGCGCAGCAGCAGAAGGCGCAGATTGATGCCCTCCCGGCGCAGGCGGCGATGGTGAAGGCGCAGGCAACGGTCGCCAAAGCCTATCCGGGTGTTGGTCCGCAGCAAGGGATTGCGGGCCCCATTCAGCGATGACCGATGATGCAGCCGCGCGTCTGGTGAATGACGAGCTGATCCGCAGCTATCAGCTTGCTTTCGGCCAACCATTGGCGCAGCCGGCATTGCTCGATCTGATGAGGTATTGCAATTTCCGCGTCCCGCTCAACAACGACACGATGCAGATCGAGGAAGGCAAGCGCCGCGCTGCTGATCTATTCGGAACGTCTACGCGATGAAGCGGAAAAGCTGCCATGATGAAGGCAGAGCAGAAGATACGTAGGTGCAAAACCTTGCTCAACCAGGCTAGGGTGCAGAACATCCTAGTGGTCAGTGATGTCGAGGCAGAGAAGCTGCGGGTGTTGCAGGCGACTGGGTTCAACGTAATCAGATGTTTGACCAAGGAGACGCGACCATGAACGACGAAACGAAGCCACCCTGCACTGGAGAGTGCTGCGTGCCAGAGGAGAGCGCGAACCAAGTGGCGAGGAACGCGGAGTTGGTCGAGGCGTTGCGAAATGCATTGGACAATGTGCCGACGGCGGAAGACAGGTCGCTCCTCGCCCGCATCGACGCCGAGGCAGCCGCGAATCTGACGACGGGCAACGATGGGCGGACACCAACGGCAGCGCACAGCCTGGAGGACATGCAGCACCCTGCCCCCGCTGACAGTCAGCATGAAAGGCCGGCGGTCTGTACCTGCTGCACAATCCACAGAAGGCTCTTCTGCGGAACCGACTGGAGCAAGGACGCGCTCGCAGCAGCCGAGGCCAAGGGTAGGCGAGAGACGTTCGACCAGTGCGCATCCCTTTTCAATTGGCTCCGCGAGAAGGCCGGCAAATGAAGGCCATCGAATGCGCGCGGGGCTGGCTCCTGTGGATCAGCATCGCGGTGCTGGTGCCGTCGGTTTGTGCCTACACCTGGGCGAGCAACGCGGTCGCGAACTGGCGGACGGTGCGGCGGTGCCGTCGGTACAGCGCCAAGCTGCGGGCCAGCGGGCGGGGAAGTGCGAGACGATGAAACTCACCGCTGAGAGGCGGGCGATAGAGCGAGAGTACCAGCAGGCCATCCGGTCGCGGGAACGCGCGGAGGAGCGCTACCGACGAGCGGACCACAGGCGGTATGAGATATACCTGTTGCTGGAAAACGCGAGAGCAGCAGAGCAGGCCGCGTGGAACAAGGCCCGGGGAACGAGGGTGGCTTGAATTCTGTCGTCATCGCCAAAGGCGAGTCCGTCCCGGTCGTCGATCTCGACCCACACCCCATCGCCCGCATTACGACCCCGGTGGCCACGCCTCTCAATGACCATGCGGTCCTACGGGCAGTCGAGAAGCTCCTCGACCCAAACGAACGGCGCCGGTTTCGCTTCCTGTGGCGGGAGGCCTCGCGAGGCGGGGCAGGCGTCAGGCCCGCGATCAAGATTGCGCTGCAGAGACAGATGGAAGAGGTGACGGCGCGGCTCGCGACGGCACTGTGGGAGGCGGGGAGGTGAGCCTCGCCGAAAAGTACGACGTCACCCGCACGTGGGAAGAGCCATGCTCGGTGTGCGGCGAGCCGGTCACGATGACGGCGGCTCGCTCAGAGGTGCTCGGGCCGTACCATGAGGGCTGCTTTGGCTGGCCCGCATGTGTGTGCAAGGTCGCGCACCAAGGGGAGTGTCTGGAACGCTAGCGCCGCACGGATTCGCCGCCGGGCTCGACGGTCAGTAGGGAGCCGACTCGAAAAGTGTGCTACCATGGAGGCATGCAAGATCGGCTGATACCCTCCATCCTGGTCCGAAGCCTGTGCGCCGGGCGCCCCGCCGATCTTGCAGTCCTTGGGGAAAGAC